TCTACTTCTACTTCATCCTCTTTCTTGGGAGTAATAGCTGATACTTTGCCCTCAAGTACTGAAAGCACAGTGCCATCGGCCACAATATAGTCACCGTCAGCAACAGCCACAGGATTGCCATCAGCATCCTTAGTGTAAATTTCAACCCCAAGATCCCAGCTCTCAGCCGGTGTGAATACGATAGTGCCATCTTCTAGTGCTGTTTCTACCATGAACTTTAGAGCCTCTGCAGTCTCCTCTTTTGTTACCTCAGCAGACTCATCCACTGAGAGCTTTATGTTATGTGCTGAAAGCTTCTCCTGAGCTTTAGCAATAATCTGATAAATGCGGTCTTTTACTTCCATGTGTCTTAGTATAAATGTCTATTTTCTTTTTTCAAATATCTTCTCAATCACTGACAAGCCTAGTCCTCCCCCTGCTATTAAGCACAATGCATCATACATGAACTCTGGACATATTTTGTCCTCATCAGCAGTTGTTGCAATAAATGCAAGGACTATCACAGTGGCAGTACAGATAAGAGCTGCAAATCTCTTGGAGCTCATATCGTCATTGGCACTGATAAGCTTTTTCATGAAGTCTCTCATGGATGCTCTAAGATGTTAAGCTCCTCAATCATCTGATCCAGTATCTTCTCTACTTCGTACTCATCCATCATCTTCTCCTCATTCTCTAGGAAGTACCCCTCTAGTGACCATCCCTTGAATACTCCATTCTTTACATCTTGCCACAAGCCATCATCTTCTACATGCCCTCCAATATACCAGGTGCCAATGGGTGTAGTGAAACCCAATGCAGCTGACTTGTCTTTCTCTGTATCTGCTTGTATCCAGGTCTCTACTATGTTCACTCCTTGCACTGGTATGGCATGCTCTACATTGGTGTATTGGTGCATGCTGTTTCTCATGTACTTCTGAGCAATGGCTTTGATAGTCTCTGCTTTGTAGGTAGCCATCCACTCCTCTTTGGTCTTGTCATTGTAGCGGTAGATAAGTTGGTCAGGGATCATCACTGGACCATACAGCATCCTCTGCTCTCCACTCTCCACTGCTGCGAACTTTAGCTCCTCTACCTTCTCTTGTGCAGATAATGCTATCCAGTTGACCAGGATGGCAGGATTCTCTACAAGTGACATGCAATAGACTCCAGTCTTTTGATCATCATCATTGATAACATACTCAATGATCTTCATTTTCTTTTTATCTTTTTCCATAATTATCCACCTCCTAGTATAGATGCAGTATTCTTTATTTTAAATTCCGCTTGCTGTGCATTGCTCACTTGACCAGCTAGTACATAAGTCTGCAAGGGTGCAGTATTGACATTGCCTTCCAAGAAAGAAAGATTCAAAGCACTGGGTGATTGTGCTGTTGGTGCAGACATAGCTCCTCCACCACCTGAAGATGATGGCATTGATGGAGTATTGATACCTCCACCCCCACCTCCAGCATTAGCATTGAATTGTGAAGATGCTATTTTAGCTATACTGGCTGCACCTGCTGCACCTATAGCCACAGCATTAGCAACCTTTAAAGCCATACCAAAAGGCTCAGGTACTGTACTCACTGCATTCAATGCATTCTGCACCCCCATGATTGTACTGATAGTAGTCTGTGTGATACCTAATGCTTTACTTATTTTGAATGATTTTTCAGCACTTAACAATCCACTAGTAGTCATAGCATCTGTCAAGCTTTGAGCTGCATTGAGATACTGCACAGCAATTTCTAATTTAGCTTGCTGTACTTTTCTTTCCATCTCAATCTGCTTCTGAGTAGCTTCATCTGCTCTCTGTAACTGCTGAGCTACAAATACTTTATCATATCCATCAAGTTCTTCATAAGCAGTCTTAGCTATCTCAGTCTTTTCTATTGCTCTCTCTCTTTCCTTGTCAGTTAGATCTTGACCTAGCTTACTCATCTGCTCAGTCTGATCAAGAGCCATCTGATAATCTTCTGCATCTTGCTCTGCATTGAAATCAGATAATGCCTTTCTTCTATCTATCTTTTCTTTATTGGCTTTTTCTTCCTCTAGTCTTTTCTTTTCAGCTGCTGCTTTTCTTTTCTCAGCATCCAGCTTATCATACTTATCATTGACTTGAGCAAGTTCCTCATTCATGACAGCATTGATCTCTTTCTGCTTTTGAGCATTACCATTGGCAAGCTCCCACAACCTTTGATATTTTGCAGTGGTCTCTCTTATCTCTCTATCCCTATCACTTAAAGTCCGTTTATAGTTGTCCTCTCTCTGCTTATTCAGTTCCTCATTGAGTGTCTTGCTATCTGCTTTTAGTTTCTCATTTCTTGCCTTTTGCTTTTCAGCTAACTCATCTGCTTTCATGTCAGTGAGACCAATGGCATCTGTGAAAGCAAAGAATGCCTCTTTTGCACTATTGACAAAATCACCGATAGTTCCGAATATCTTACCTACTAGACCTCCTGCTTTTGTCAGTTTTTCAAAGTTCGCTACTATACCCAATACTGCTGTCGCAAGCAAGAAAAGAGGATTCGTGAGTAGTGCCTTTCCTAAAGTTGCAAAACCACCCGTCACTGACTTCAATCCCTCTCCCATGTCCTTGAATGATACAGACTTCACATTGGCTCCCATCCGTTTCATTGACTCACCAAAGCCAGTGATGTCTAGCTCACCAAGTTGCCCCCTTGCTATGCTGAGGTTATTACCAAAGCTACCTATTGCTGGACCAGCATTGGCATTGACTGCCTCTGCTACATCTTTCATCCTATCCCTCAGCTCTCCAGCTTTCTGAGATAGTTTCACGAACTCTTGAGAGCCAGCATCTAGACCAGCCATCTGATCTTGTACCGCCCTTAATTCTTGCTTTATGCCTTTAAGGCCACTTAATATCTCATCAGCCATATTGCTCCGCTTACTATTGTACCTATTAGTATAACCACTATTGAGTAATTGATGAACTTAGTGATGTACTTGCTCATCTTATTCTTGTACTTACCTTTGGCGATAGCACCCACCTCAGACTCCGTTGGTAGTTTCTGTTGTAGTAGTGCTAGTGCCTCTGCTATTTGTGCAGGATCTATCTTGTCTATTGTCATTCTGTTCCTATTTGCGTGAGTATCACTTGTGCTGTCATGTAAATTTGAGGAGTGGGATAAGACGCAGCTCCAGTGTTCTTTACTTCTAGGTCAAGTATTGCATTGTTCACAGCGTTGGTATTCCATCCTAGCTCAAAAGTTCCCAAATTGGTATCTATATCTATGATAACATTGTGCGGATTGTCTCCTGCTGCTATGCCTCCTTTATTGTACGCAAAGCTGTATGTACGAATACTGTAGTAGTCTGTTGGCTCTAGTCCTGATCCTAGTACACTTGTCAAAGTAGTACAAGTAAGTACTACCTCTGCAGTGTAGATAGCATTCTCTAAAGTCAAGAATGAGCCTACTACAGTAGTCATAGCTGCTGATGTGAATACATCTTTAGCATGCCATACCATTTGACCACTTGCTGATCTATTGACTAGAACTCCATCACTACCTCCACCATACCACACTCCCTTATTCTGTACAAGCAAGTCCTCTCCCCCTACTATGCTATTCTTTGCAGCTCCAGTCACAGTCAAGCTTTTACCAATTACGATAGTTCCGGTAGCTGATGGATCTTTCTTTCCACCAACATTTGTGAACTGATTGAGAAAGCTAGAGGTAACTCCTAAAGTGGGAGAGATAATAGGATCTTTGATTCCTCCCTGATTCTGACTTTTGTAGCATATAGAGCCATCCCAATAGTATCCTATCTGCTCACAGCACACTTGACTACCTCCATTGAGCCACTGCACTGAGCCATCTTTCTCAATAGCTATGGCAGTATCTACGCATAGATTTGGTAAGTCTACTTGACTAAGTTTCTTAATCAATGTCACAGATGTACTTTGATTCATCCCCATATTGTACCCATCCACTGACAATACTCGCCAGTAGCTGTTGAATAAGAATACACTGTCATTGAAGTTCAAGTTCAAAATGTCGGTGACATCAAGATTAAACTGAGCAGTGAGTACTTTGCTCTCTTGACTATACAGCTCTTGTAAGTAGTTGTTGTAATACTTGAAATACATAGTATTTACCGGAGCTGATGTGATAGGATGGAGAGGTATCTCCTGAGCAAAGTTCAAGTCATTTGTTGATAGGTCTACATAGACATGATCATAGTGACCTATAAAAGGGACATACAATAAGCTACCATAAGCACTGATACTTCCACCAATAGGCCTGAGTCCCAAAGTGTCTAAAGGATCAAAAGAAAAGTAGAATAATCTAGCATCGGGATATACCCACTTGTACTCATCATCTACGAATTTGGGAAAGTAAAAATCTATGTTACTTGCGTTGGGGAACATCTGATTAGGAGTAGTGCTTGCTATTACTTCTACTTTATTTTCTCCCACTGTGAAATCACTAGCAGTATCATATAAGTTAAGTGATCCAAATACTCTGCCGACTGACTTATATGCTTGACTTGCTACATCTGCACCCTCGCTAAATGTAAAATTCTGCTGTCTTGTCTGATAGTCTGATGAGGGTACTATTGTCATTTCACCCATCTCATCTATCTTAGTAGTCCAGTCTATTGTACCCCCACCTCCTAGGTACTCATTCATGGTCATGATGTCAATCACTCCATAGTTGCTATAGTTTGGGATGGCTACTGCGTTGGTCAGTTTCATGATGTCGCGTAAGAAATCAAGTAGCTGATAGTTTTCAGGTGCCATGTCAGCTAAGCTGATAGCATTGGATAAGGTTAGATTGTACTTCTGCAATGTCCAGTTATTGACTTGAGCAATAATGTCTATCGTGCCTCCTGCTGTTGGATCACCAACAGATGCGAATGCCACCTCTACATAGTCCCCAGCATTAAAGAATACAGCAGTGTCCTCATTCACTGCAGCATTATTGATGAACACTGGTACTACTATCTCATTGCTTGTAATGACTGGAGCTTGTGCTGTATAGCTTGCTATATCTACATCAAGAAAGGGAGATTCAAATTGAGGATATACACCACCTCCTAATATTGAGTTGAATGCTGAGTAAAAGTCTGTACCATTCACTAAGAAACCTGGCACAATAGGAAAGGCAGGGCTAGTAGGTGTACCAGCTACATCACCCCTGATAGTGCCAGTGATCTTGAACTGATAGTACCCATCATCCGGTATGACATAACGGTTATTCAGTGTATCAAAATTGCTGCCTATATCTATGACATCATTGAAAGCTATTCCAGTGATGGCTGTGTATAGATTGCCAGTAAGTACTGCAAAAGACAAAGTATCATCAGTGAAGTTAGTTCCTTTCCACTCAATAGCTGCAGCATTGTCTTTATATTTTAGAGTGCCATCCTTACCAATAAATGGCATGCACATCTTGTCTAGCTCAGCTTGTACATCTGTGCTTAACTCTATCTTTCTTTTATTACCATTCGCTAAGTATGCATTGATTCTGTCAATGAGATAAGTTCCTTTGAGACATGGAGTGAGGTCAGTGACATCTATCCTATTTGAATTGCTCACACTTGTATAGTCGGCATTGACAAATGTGCCTGCATAGTTGGATGGGAATGTGATAAATTGCTGACCTCTGTCTATTAAGGTCCACATCAGCTTATGATCACTGTAGTCATTGCCTCCAACCGTACCACCATCATTGACTAACCATACATTGTCATAGGACATCTGATGCTCAGCATCGGTATAGTCTAGCACAGTGAAATCAAGATCTTTAAGATTAGTCCCAATATCTACTGAGTCACCATAAAAGACTATTGAAAAATCAGCCATCTTACCATTCTTGATAAATGACTTTTTGAACTGTACAAAACCTTCTGAGATTGGTATAGTATCCACAGTCAGAACTGCTTTGAACTTTCTCCGGATATCGTTTCTATGAACTATATTGAAGTCACTCTGCAAGCCAAATAGGTCACAGTTGTTTTGAGTAGCTGGTATCCTAAACTCTTGACTATAAACATCACCAGCCTCTAGTGTAGTGATGCTATTGAAGTTAAAGTTCATGGAGATTGTGTCCTGACCATACAGATCGACTATAAAGCCATTGTTCTGCTGGTCATAGACAGTGAGTATCACATCATTCATATTCCAGTGTTATAGTTTATTGCTTGATAGTCTTGTGCATACTTGAGCTTCAGTGTCAGATTGTACTTAGTGCTATTGCGTTCCCTTCTCATGATATAGCTGTTATCAGTCACTATCATTGGGATGTAGTCACCTCTGCCATCATAGTTCACTATGTGTACTACCTCTGATACCATTAAGCTCTCTAAGTACACGAACTCCTCCTCAGTGATCCAGTCACTTGTCACTGTCAAGTACTTAGTCACCATGTTTTCTCTGCTCACATATTGTCTGTTATCTGACCAGTCTGTAGTCAGCATGCCTGGAGTCTCTAAACCATCACCCAGTCTACCATAGTTTCCAAATGGCTTTTTGTATTCAGTCCTTTCAATGTCTATGCTGTTCTGATTTGTCTTGATGAAGTTGTAGTAGTTCCATCCTCCCTTCTTTCCTATCCAGCCCAGTTCTATTGGATTGTGATCACAGTCTATATCTTCAATCACAAATAGCCACTTGGTACTGCAGACTGCATTATTGGTAGAGTCTTTTACTTGCAATGTATAGAATGCAGTTGTAGCTGGTATGCCACCAGTCCTCAAGTATGTTATATTCCCAGCGAATGCCGGAACGAGTGCCACAGCTCCAGCACTGACAGTGATAGTGAATGAGGTGGTATCTGTGATCAATAATAGACCTGAGCTTGTATAGAACTTGAGCTCTACATATTTGTTATTGATGTCCTGCTCAGAGCTAAATGTACCATCATCTGAATTGATACAAAAGCTACCCATGTTATAGGGCAGAGTAGGTACAAAGGTCACTCCTGCTCTGAATGAGGGAGGCACCTTTGATGCTAGTCTCTGATAGTATGTGCTAGATGTGAGATCATTGAAACCTGGTCCAGGTGAGCTTGCGCTATTATTCTGATTAAATGAGAATGCATTATCCCATCCCCAAAATGCCATGAGGTTTATTTGCTGGGGACCAATAGCATCGGGATCTTGCGTGAATACTCCAGCTACTTCCCATCCTTCATAAACCTCTATGGCAACCTGAGTATTCATATTGTTTGCAAAACTGATCAAAGATGCAGATGGACTATCAGCTTTCGTATTGTGAATATATGGAAAGTTCAATAACTCATCTACTATCCCTCTGTAGTATAGAGCATTGATAAGGTGAGGTCTAAGATTGATGATGCCCCTACCATAGGGATTGGGATGGACATATAAATTAGTAGTTATGGCAATGCCATAAAAATCTGTCACAGATATATTGACAATATACCTAAAACCATTCTGAGTATATTCAGTGCTGAGTGCTGTGACCACATTATCAATACCACCCTTGCTGACATTGTCGTAAGTAGTGATGGTCTGTGTAGTCCTTTGTAATGTTAGTGCCATTGCTTATGCTTTTTTAACTAGTCTGAAAGTATTGAGTAGCTCTACTTCAATGTCCTTTCCTACACTATTAAGTATATCAGGACCCATTGCTTTGAGTGTATCTAAGTAGGCATATTCAAAGTAGTGCAAGCCTACTCTACCTCTCTCTTGTATTGCTTTTGCTATTGCGTATGCTATGCCCTCTTTCTTGCTCTTGGATGGCTTGCTGATGAACTTACCATTCTCATCCCGGAACTTGATATTCTTTCTCTCCATCCACTTGAATATCATTTTTGATGGAGGCATCTTTGCAGTTGTCGCATTCTTGGAGGGCATGTAGTAGGGATCATCAGTGGGCATACCCTTAGTTCCTTTCTGTCCATGCTCTATTGCCATTGCGTACTGCTTAGCTGCACCCACCACAAAGAATGAGAGAGTCATGTCCTTATTGACTTTCCCCCTTAGTCCATCTTTGAGCTTACCACTAGCCACGAAGTTCTTTGAGATAGTCTTGCTCACCTTGAACTTTGATACCTTTTGTGTGGCACCAATGTTACGCTGAGCTTCTTGTACTACCTCAGTGACGAACTCTTGCAGCAGTGCTTTGAGATTGTTAAGCTCCACAGAACAGTGTATAGGCAGTGTTAGGATCTGCAATGAGTAAAGCTATAAAGGCATCTATACCTTTAGCTGCTAGTGCTGTGGTGAACTCTACATTTGAGTCCTCCCATGCAAAGCAGATAGTTCCCCATTGTCCATCTGTTGGTATGGTCAGCTCATTGATGCCGCCATCCTTAGTAAGTGTATAATTCATATTGTTACCATTATTGATAGTGAAATGACTGGAGTGCTATTGGCTGCTGCATTGTTCTGAACTTTGACACTTGATAAATCTGCAGCACTGAATGCTATTGATGTAGCGGTATTCGAATAAGTACCTGCCACACTACCTGCAGCTATGGTGATAGCTAGAGCTGTATCTACTTGATTCTTTCTTAGCGTAATGACTAGGGATCCACTTGCAGGTTGAGTGGCTGATGTCCGCACATACCATCTACTAAGTGAGCATGTCTGTGGTATTGAGACTATTCTTTGAAACTCGTTGGCTGCATTGACATAACCACCTCCAGTAATAGCTGTATAGTTAGTAGTAGCTGGAGCTACAACAGTAGTAGCATTCAATCCGACAATAAAGGATGTACCACTTCCTGCACCTTGCTTGTTATTAAATGTATTCCAGTCAGTAGATGATAAGTATCCATCGGTAGATGTAGTTGCCTGAGTGATGCCAATGGTACCACTTGTAGTGATTGTGCCTCCAGTTATGGGTGCAGTAGTAGCCACTGATGTGACTGTACCACTACCTCCGCCTCCTCCACCTGGTATTGTTTTCCATGTACCATCAGCTGCTGCGTAGTCAGTAGTAGCTCCAGCTGTATTCGTTGTATATACTAACTTCTTTGCCATTACATGGTGATCTTAAATGAATAAGTGCTAAGTGAACTTGCTGTTGGTGACGCTCCAGTAGTTCCATTTTGAATTAACTTTAATTGCCAAGTATCATTCGCTGCAAATGTCGCGCTATTGGTTGTATCAAGAAATGTATTGGCTGCTGATCCTGCCGCTATTGTTATTGTGATGGCAGTATCTACCCCATTCTTTTGAATCGTGGCAACAAAACTTCCATTATTGGGTTGCGTTCCATAAGTTCGGAAATAAAAGTTACTAATTGTACAAGCCATTGGTAGAGGCACTTGATATGCCACTGCAGAAGATGTCACAGCTCCTGCTATTGCGTGATAGCGTGTGATCGGTGATGCCTGCACTGTGATTGTCGTACCTATGATGCTACTTTGAATACTCGTATTATAGAGTGTCTGCCATGTCTTATCTCCTCTCCAGTACTGACTTGTAGTACCTGCTGTGATAGTTGGCTCTTTGGTAGTATGCAAATGATCTAGTGCATCATCTACATTGGTACCAGTCACTTGACTATCATTATTCACCTCTGATGCGTGAACATGCTGATGCTGCCACTTAGCTGCACTACCTTTGTATATCCACACTTCATTGTCTGATGGAGTGCCTGATTGAAAGTCTACTCCATGCACTCTGTGTACTGTTGGATTGGGATAGGTGCCAGTTAGATCACCCCCTGCTGGACCACTAGGTGTACCCCCACCGGTAGGAAGTGTATACCACCCCTTTGTACCAGTTGCATCTGTACCATAGTAGTAGTCATTGCCAGGTGTGTCCACATCATTATCAAGCGTGACTGATGTGCCTGATAAGTTCAAGCTATCATCAAAGGTCAGTACTCCACCACCTGCACCTCCTCCACTTGTAGGAATGTTCAAGTTAAAGTCTACCGGAACTGAGCAAAAGTCAAAGGTGTAGTCTAGCTCAATAGTGACAGTACCCTCCACTCCAGTCAAGTTGTTAGTGAATGAGTTAAGGAAGGGAGTGATAGTGATAGGCTTTTGCAGGAGTGCATTGTCACCAAACAATGTATTGTTTTCAATGGTAGCTAGCAAGTCCTCAAATAGCTGTGAGCAGTCACTGATGATCTCTTTCTCGTTTTCAGGCTTATCATCTTTGTCTCTGACTAAGTCAGCAAAGAGAATGTCAAAGGACATCCCTCTCTGACCTTCATCATAGTTGGTAGATGATGGAGCGACATGCATCCAGGGATAGGTACATGACTTGCCGATGTCTCCCTCTTGGATCGTGCCATAAGTGAAACGATTGATTAAAGGGTGAGCAGTGGCAAAGTCCTCAAATCTTTTAATAATGACATTGTATGTGGTCGTACTTGTACTCATATCTATTAGTATATTAAAGGCTCAAGGGATATTTAACATTGTTATATGACTTCATGTAGCTGATGTGAGCAAAGATTTGAGCAGCTGGTAGGTCAGTGATCATGTTGAACTTAGTGATGTCTCTCTCTGTGAGTTCCTCAATGATATGCCACCATCCATATTGAGATGAGAGTGTAGCTCCTCCTCTATCAGAGTCAGGCTCTCCTCCATCTGTGTCAGCATCTGCTGGTCTAATAATCTGAGGGAACTGCTCAGCAAATCTTCCCTGAGCAGACAAAAAAAAACCATAGCACCATTCACATAGGCCATGTCTACCTCTCTAAATAAGTCAGCATTCTTGATGTGGACAGCACTGTCATACTTCTCAATCTCATAGTTATGCATGAACTCTGATACTACTGGCCTATACAAGATGCTCATGATCTTAGGTAAGTTGTTAGTGAAGTCAGACCTCACTAGCTCATTGAGGTCAAGATACTCACCAAAGCTCATAGCTTCTAAGTTGGGATGAAAGCCCATAGTCTTGCCACCCATCTTGATGTACTTCTGCAGCTTGTTCTCATTGTAGCCTTGACAATCCTCTATGAACTTAGTGATCAAGGGTGCAATGTCATCCATTGACTTCTCTCTCAGCTCATCCTTTGTGTATCCAGTCACCACTTGAGCTTGTAAGAATACATTCTCTCCGGCATTCTTAAAGTCTATGTACTTGCCCAGTGTGATCATATCAAAGAGTCTATTGTGATATTGATGCCATTGCCTCCAACCTCTAGCTCAGACTTCTCTACATATCCCCTTTTCTTTCCTTTAGTCTTTAGGTAGAATATACATGCTGTTGGGTTAGGTCCATCCTGGACTGTCAGTACTTCACCCTTAGCTGTTGCTACCTCATGCTTAGCTCCATTGATTAACTCCATGAGCTTGCTCTCAGCAAAGTCAATGCATGACTCTTGTATAGCATCTACTGCAGCTGCATAGTCAGGATCTTCCTTGTACCATTCATAGTGAGTAGTCCTGCTCAAATCAGCTTTCTCACAAGCTTGAGAGACTATACCCATTGACTGCTTTAGGGATTGAATCATTAAATCTTTTTTCTTGTTAGTTTTGTTAAGCCTTGCGTCAAGTGACTTTTCAAATTTATCTTTTTCCATACTTCTCAATATAGCATTGTTCACAGTGAGGTTTAGAATTTCTAGTTATAGATATGTTAGCCTCATCAATGTAATAGTAGATATGCCTACCACAAAAAGACTCAGCACACTTTGAGCACTGGTATATCTCTTTTTTTGGTACTTCACATCCACACTTAGTCATTCAATTTATTCTTAAAGTGATTTATCAATCTTTCCATCTGATGATCATAGTACTTTGTAAAGGTAAGGAATCCCTCCTTATCTTGTTCATATAGCTTATAGAGTACATTCCTTAGTCTCTGACCATTGCTTTTCTTTTCTAGCTCAAAATCAGCTTTCAAATCTTCCATGACTTCAATCTCTTGCTGCATGAAACTTTCCTCTTTGATAGCTACATATACGAAACTGTTTTGTAAAGCAAAAAGCTGACCAGCTGTTGAGGGTGACATTTCTTGACTACCTAACACTATAGCAGTTGTTTTGTCTTTTCTTGACTTAATTGACTCAATTTGTCCTGGTATCAATATCATGTTATCTATTAGTATATCAATTTACTTAATTACTAGATAAGTAGTAGTTAATACTTAATCTAGAGAATAGATCCTGAGCTAAGAGAGCATGAGAATATCCTACTGACTTGACATCAGTTGTCACTCACCTCTCAAGCATTAAGTCTCAATCTGTCGAATGAGTCCCTCGCTTTCAAGTCCCACAGTATCATCAGTGATCTATGGTCTGGAGTCTACTTTAACAGAGTGTCTGACCTCTGTGATAGTCTTGCGGCTCACTCCTTGATGCCACCGCTGCACTGTGCTATCATCCCCTAGTAGTGCCTAATTCTTATGCCCTAGCGTATTTGCACCGCCAACAAAAGAATGTCCCCAAGAGCCATGCACCAGACTCAAGGGGACTTCAAAACTTTCAAACCAAAATTAAAAACCTATGTGTGTGATGCATGTGACAAATATAGAATCAATTTGTTACAGCTGTGATATTGTTGAAAAGTCATAAAACAAAAAAGCCCACCGTTGTGAGCTCTCTTGAAAAATCAAAAACTTAAACATAAAGGATAGATAGCTGCTCTTAGTATATCTCACTCCTTCTTTTTTCTACTCCTCTTTATTCTTGCAGGAATATCTGAAAAGTTACTTGGGGGGCTATCGAGTACTACAGTACCATTATGCATATCTTGCAAAAGCTGATCTAGTGTACTGAATATCTGACTTCCACATGAAGTACATGAGAATCCTCGGAAGTTGGGATCTTCAGTCTGAAAGATTTGATTGAGCATGTCTCTATCCTCCTTAACTATGAACTTCTGCTTAGTAGCTCTCTCTGCTATGTCTTTCAATATAGACAGTTGTTTCTTGCTGAATATAGTAGGCCACTTCCCTGCTGGACAATCAAAGTGTTTCAATGATGCCTTTGCTCTGAGGTGGCATCCACATGGCTTGAATGTCACTCCGTCAATGGTCACAAGGTCTTGAAAGAGATCCATGAACTTTCCACATGAGCTGCTCTTAGCTACATAGACAGGACATGCCATGCAGATGTCTAGTCTTTCTTTTCTTTGTTGTGCTGTTGTAAATAACATATGTGATCTATTAGTAATTGCTTAGCTGTATTGACTGCCCTAAATACATAGGTCAGAGGTATATCAGTGGCATCACTGATCTCTTTGTACTTGAAGCCCATGAGATACAGCTCCAGTGCTTTGCTCTCAAATTCGGGAAGTCTACTGATGATGATGTCAATATTCTCCCTATTGACAAAAGATGCAATGTCCGGAACTTTTGTCTGTAAGGCATCCTCAGTAATCTCACTCATGTCATTGGTGAACTTGCGATGAGTGTAGTAGAATCTACTTGTTGAGCTGTTAGCTGCTAACCTCAATGAGCAGTCCATATATGCCTTGAACTTTCCCCTCTTGATAATATCATCAATAAAGTCAGCCTCTCTCTCATAGAGTCTAGCAATGGTATCATGTAGAAGGTCATAGGGATCAAAGCTCTTGCCTCTAGACAGAATCTTAGCAAGTGCTAAGAAATCTTTGTAGTGCAGTTCTATGGCCTTATTCAACTCTCTCATTCATGTAGGTAATGATCTCGGATATACAAGCATCAAGGCCCTTACATATCACAGCTCTATATCCTCTCTTATTCAGCTCATCCCTCCAGGCTTTCTGTTCCGGTGATGCTTGACCCTTGCTTGTCTTAATCTCAATGAATAAGCCATGATATAGCTTTGTGGGATGCATGATCTGTAAGTCAGGGAATCCTTTCTTATAGCCAGTGCGTTTCATCTTGATGGCTTGCCTCATGCTAGTCCTCATCCCTCCAGCAGAGGCACAATACAAAGTACCTGGATAGGTAATATCAATGAACTTGACTACTGCCTCTTGTATGTCTGACTCTAGCATGACATCAAAGGTACTATTCTTTTGCTATGTTAATAACTATGTTAATAAAAGAATTGATACTTTTTTCGTCTATATTCAAAAGTATTCATATCTTTGCTGAAATCAAAAACAAAAAACTATGTATCAAGTACACATTTTTAGAGGCATGGATAGGGAGTGTATCTCATGCGACTCATTGCAGAATGCTAACAGTACCATCATTGACATTGCAAGTCACAATGGATGGAATTACAAGTATGATCAAGATGGCTTTGCTTATGCACATGCCGGTGATAATCACTACATCAACATCAATGCATTCATCTTTCAAATCATCTAAGCCATGAGAGGAGAACAAAAAAACTGGATCATGAAGATGAATGCTAGAGAGGCAGCTGTAGTTGAAATGGCAGTGGCTAAATTCTTACTAGAGTATGAAGGTCAGACATTCACTCAAGAGGACATCAAAGGTGCTTTAATTGCTTGTAAAAATTCAGAGATCATATGAAAGTCAATCTAACCTACCCCAAGAAGTACATCTGTGTACAGTCTGCAAGCTATCCCACAGAAAAGCTAGACTTCAATCAGATAGCCCAGCACATAGCAGCAGGGACTAAGAGAACTCCCTTAGAAAGAATGGAGGAACTACTAACCGAAAAAACCTATCAGAAGTAATGCCCTGGATCAAAGATGAGGATGGCGCACCCATCCTAGTAGCTGAGGACTCTCCGGAGAATCAGTTGGATAATATCAAAAGAGCAGTGGAGCATGAAGGCTTCCTCAAAAGTATAGAACAATCAAATAATAAAAAGAAAATGAAAAACGCAAAAGTTACATCATGTGTGTACTCTCGGGAGTGGGAGGGACCATCAGGCAAAATCTACTACCACAACATCACTCTAGACAATGGAGATGAGGGATCAGTAGGCACCAAAGAAAAGATGCCATCAAAGATCTGCACTGGAGCAGAAATCTACTACAGCATCGAAAGTAAGGGTCAGTTCAAGGGCAAGACTCAGTACAGCATCAAGCTGGAGAAAGCACCTGACCAACAGTACCGACCAAGTACCAACCAAGTAGGGGCCAAGCAGGGACCAAGTCAGCAGGAGAACATTGCTAGATCAGTGGCATTGAAGGCAGCTATTGACGCTATTGGAGCAGGAGAGAAAGCTGAAGTCTATGTGGACATGGCTCTCTACTTTGAACACTACCTACTTACTGGCAATCAAGCTAATCAAGATGCTGTAGATAATGCATTGAATGATCGCAAGATGGATGCATCTATAGATGAAAATGACTTACCCTTCTGAATACCAAAGCTATGGATAGATACGCTAAAACTAAGAAAGGAATGAACATAAGTCAAAAAACAAGAGTGAAGGTAGCAGGTCTAATCAATGACCTGCACCTCCTCCAGTCTCTACCAGGCATCACTAACGATGTGGCAAAGAACTATAGACTAGGCAAGCAGTTCATGAAGTACCTCAGAGAGCTAGAAATAATTGATACAAAGGATAGGACAGTACTATACGCCAACCCAAAAAACCACAGCACTGACTATATCTTAGACTATGTGATGTCTAGGTATGAGGCTGAGTACAGCAAGGAAGATACCCCCTCTGATCTAGTGACATGCGAGGTAGAACTACCAGCTCACATGAAAGGCATAACTCAAGACGCAATCTACAAGAATGAGATAAGGAATCTACAATCTGAACTCAATAGACAAGAGGCTAGAATATCTACCCTAGAGTTCACTATCAAAACAAAAGATAAGATGATAGCTGAACTACAAAAGAAAAAATCTATATTTGCAAAAATCAAAAACTTATTTCAATGAATCAGATAGACAAAATCTACCTAAGTAGGGCAGATGAAAGCAACCTAATCAATAGACCATTTGTGTCTAAAATGCGCCAATATTTTGTAAGTACATACGAAATGGCGAAAGTTCTCAATGTAAGCTGGCCCACAGCAAGACGATGGGAGAAGTATCCAGGCATGATGACAATAGGTGATATCTTTACTTTAGCTGAGCATTGCAAGATGTCGGTGAAAGACATGGCTCAGTTCATCTATGACTGCCAGTACAAATCAGTTCAACCTACACAAGAGTCAGACCTATGAACGCATTTGAGATAATGACTGCAATCAAAGCAGCATCAGAGCAGTATGCCGGAATGAATGAGGATGGTCAATGTGATGGCACTAGACTGATGGCTTTTGAAGCTGGGTGCATGTTCATGTTGAAAATACTAAACACTCCAGGCACATGAGAACTTTCATACCGCTTAAAGCTAAGTACAATGACATCATGGAGTGTGTCATTGAAGAGAGGAGAGGATATGTCCATCAAAAGCTGATAGACCTATTTGAGACCATCATCCAACAGCAAGTAGATGAAATCAAGATACAGCTGGATGAGAAAGAGGTAGGAGAAGCTGAGGTATTTGCTTGGACAGATCCACTACTGCTAGTCAGAGAGGTCACATGCAAGTACTACCACATGCCGGTGAGTGATGTGATGGCTAGAAATAGAGTAGCTGACATCAATCTAACTAGGCAAGTCTGCTTCTGGATCTCCAAGTATCTGCCTGACTATTTCTCTCTTACTGTCATTGGCTCCTACTACAATAGAGACCATGCAACAGTTATCAATGGGGTGAAGAGGATTGAGAGTCTGTACTCTCTAGATCCAAATTTCAGACAAGATCTAGAGAATATCTTGCTAACTTTACAAGCAAAGGGAATAGATGTGGGAGACCACTTCAAGATGATGTCAAGAATCAAGATACTGAAATGAAAAAAGATGTTATCAATAAGCTAAGAGGTATGCACTCACACCATGTGGGTGTGTACTTCAAGCTCTACTATCTTTGTAAAGAGAACAAAGTAGCGGAGATAATTAGTGACAATATAGCTCTGCACATTGCATCTATATTCATCTCACCTGGTATCTCAATGCGAGAGGCAAAGGTCCAGCAGGAAGCTCTCACTCTTGATGTGGCGTTCACTGCACTGGAGAAAGCAAATCTGTTGACATACAATGAGCATCAGATAGTAGTCACTGAGCTGTACAAAGAGCCTCGCCATCAAGACATGATAGGACTGCTAGATGGATGCTGGGATGAATGGATAGACTACAAGATCAATGTATCTAAGACTCCATACAGGTCTGGCAGAAGTGAATACATGGCATACAGTATCCTCATGAGAGACTGCTCCAATGACTATGAGCTAGCAAAAAAAGTGATTATCAATGCTATTGGTAGGCAGTGGGTGGGTTTCAATGTGGATGTATATTTGGAGCAACAATCAAAACTTAAAACTCAATCAAATGACACAGACAAAATCGGTAGAATTAGTAGGCAAGACCTACAGCAGTGGATTGACTCCGAGTGAGCAGGCACTGATCAAGGCACAGCAATCAGTTAGAATCAATGCTATCACTGCCTCACAATTCAAGATGAGCATGGTGAAGCCTATCACAATATCCGGTATCAAGCAGCTTCCATCACAAGAGGAGTTCACTATCCTATCTCAGCTCATAGTCGAGAAGTATGGCAACATCACACTGGGTGAGCTGCAGCTAGCTTTTGATATGAATGCACTAGGCACTGAGTGGAATAGGATTGAACACTACAATATGTTCTCAGTCCAGTTTGTTAGTGATGTCTTGCGTCAGTATATTGAATACAGCAGAAAGGCAATGCAAGATATTAGCAAGAAAGAGGAAAGGAAGCAGATGAAAGTGGAAGAGAGAGTGAATATACAAGCACTGCACGACATGCTGATGGCTGATAAGCAAGATGAGAACTTTGAAAAGAAACTGAGATACACTGCACCCCTGATCATGCAGTCACTAATCAAGAGAGGATATTTTAAAGATGATTATATCTCTGATGAGTGGCTCAATGAAGTGAGGTACCAGGTGAAAGGAAATCTGTACAAGATAGTAGGTGAGTGGGATAGATCAAAGTACAACAGAGGAGAGTGGAAAGCAGTACTAGACAATGAACAGCTGAGCCAAATCAAGTGCGAGGTGTACAAGCATATCATAAAGAATGAAGAGCTATTCACTACTATCATGAACAATATCACTGCAGACCTATGAGAAAGTACACTGATGAATTTATAGCTCAGATATTAGCTGACTATCCCCACACCAATACTGCTGAGATGGCTGTCAAGTATGGTATCAATGTCAATAAGATCAGCAGTATAGCACTCAATAGAGGTGTGAGAAAATCAGCTGAGTTCATGAAAGAGATGCTGGATAGAACAAGTAAGAATCTGCATGATAGTGGCATGAGTCACAGATTTAAGAAAGGTCATAGTGTGTGGAACAAGGGACAGTACATGAGAATGCATCCCCCTACTGAGTTCAAGAAAGGACAGAAACCACATAACTATAAACCAGTAGGCAGTGAGAGAATTACTAAGGATGGATATCTTGAGAGGAAAGTAGCAGAGCCTCGCAAGTGGAGAGGAATACATCTACTCGTATGGGAGGAAGTCAATGGACCAGTACCACCTAGACACAAAGTAATTTTCATAGACAATAATAAGATGAATGTGTCTATAAATAACTTACTTTTAATTACATTTGAAGAGGCAATGCGGAGGAATACAATCCACCGTTATCCCAAAGAAATCAAAGAAGCAATCAAAACAATATCAAAACTAAAAAAAACAATTAGGAATCATGGCAAGGAACAAAATTGAGGATTTAAGAAACCATCTCTTTGAGGTCATTGAGATGCTAAAGGATGGAGAAATAGACTTAGAGAAAGCTCAGACTATCTCAGATGTTGCACAAGTGATAGTCAATAGTGCAAAGGTAGAGGTTGACTTCATGAAAGTAGTACATGGCAATGGCTCTGGCTTTATCCCACTAGACAACAGAGGGGAATACACTCAGCCAAAATTGATAAGCAATGACATCAATCAATAAATTTATCTATCTTTGAATTATGAGCGACAAAATAAAAAAAGAACTAATTAAAACAGACAACTATCTACTTGTTGTAGATGATTCAGAAATTAAAGTTGGAGATGTAATTACAGATAAGTATAATGTATGGACATGGAAAGATGATTCTTCTTTACTTGGTAGAAAAAAAGTAATTGCTCACCTACCACTTAACAACTCACCAATCATTGAAGGAGTACCACTACTTCCACCACTTGAACAAGAAGATGATATTAACAAATTGGCTTATGAAAAATGGAAAAAATCAGATGAAAGGTCAGGTAATCCACCCTACATCTATAGGATTGGTTATAATGAAGGTTACAACAAAGCAAAGGAGAAGTACAAGTACACAGAGGAGGATATATTGAAAGCATGGAACGCTGCATATATTGATGCACTTGCAATAGATGAAATAAATTACAAACCATTATTCTTTGATAATTTTATCCAATCTCTCCAACAACCATCAAGACCTACTCATTTTGAGTGTGAGACTATTACAATGAATAAAGGCTATACTGATGAATTAGATGTTCCTTATCAAGAAATTGAAGTACCTAAAACAACAACCAACTCTCAAGGTCAAGAAGTAGCTTGTGGTAAATACATTTAAAACTATGAAAAAAACAATTACACTTGATGGAGTTGACTATGAGTTAACTCCCATTAAAAAACAAGAATCATTGATTCTTAAACAGCAATTTAACTTAGAAATTCACCCTGATGAATTGGGTAAAATGACTTGGGATGAAGCGGTTGAAGCAGTTAAACAATTAGGTGATGGATGGAGATTACCAACCTTACTTGAATTACATTTAATTTACAACAGTGAATTAAAAGACAAATTCAAAATTGATGATTACTACTGGTCCTCGTCGGAGGGCAGTTCCAGCTACGCATGGCTATTCTACTTCGGCAATGGCGCCACCCTCAACCTCAATAAGACCAACTACAGCTCTGTTAGGGCTGTTCGTGATTTAACTATTTAACTATTTAACTATTAAAATTATGAGTAAACAAACAGCAGTATATACTTTAGTTGAAATACTAATACAAGAATTTGGTTTTGATGCAGATGCAGCTACTGATGTAATTCAACAAGCACTACAAATGGAACGAGAGCAAATGAAGTTAATATATGATGGATTATTACAAAATGTAGGAACATCTATAAAAGAATCAGATTTGCCAACATTTGAACAATACTACAACGAAACATTTGAGAAATGAAAACACCGGCACAGACTTTCAGAGATGAAGTAAATATCATCATTGATGCTAAGATGAGCAGATCAATGAACACTTACAATAGTGGCTATGTACAAGCACTGCATGACCTTGAAGAGCTAATAGAAAAGCTCATACTAGATGAGAGAGACCACTTTGATCTCTGCTGTGAAATGGGACAGCTCTACCGCGAGTATGATCCCTCAGACTTAATGAACAAAAGATACAATCATGGGATATAGATGCACACTTTGCTCAAATGATAGACCAGGATCTGAACTTCCTCAATGGTTTAAGGATAAGTATGACAAGTATTTTTTCTTTCCTGATGGATTGACTGTTACTACTAAGCAAGAGATAAAATTCTATGATAATGACTTCTTTGAGGACTACCGAAAAGCTATAATTGAAAGTGGACATTTTGATAAATTTAGTGATCTATATGAAATATACCTATCTGTACTGGGTGAAGATGGATCAATACATAGAGTAACAATTAACAAAAATGAAATCAAAATACATTTGTTGTCGGAATATCTAGAAACATCAGAAGTATTATCATACATCGGAAATATATGAGCAAGCTCCTAGCATCCCCAAAAGCACAAGCAAAGTTCATGCTCAAGCATGCACTAGCAGTAGTGAAAGAAATGAAACTAGAACAGCTGACTAGAGACAGAGTCAAAGAGTCAGTTATGTTAGCTGTAGATAAGATACTTGCAGCTCCAGTAGAAGATAAGACTGGAGAGCAGCAAGCTATCAAGTATTGGACAAGAGTCAAGAAACATATCAAAGAACTATGAGCAAAAAACAAAGTAGTGTTGAGTGGTTCGCATCCGTAACAGCACAACTCGGGTACGTGTCAATGGAGATACTAGAGCAAGCCAAAGCAATGCACAAGGAGGAGATAGCGAATGCTTGGAATGATGGACATACTGAAGGAATGGAAGGAGGATATTGTACTACTTATGAAGAATACTATAAAGAAACATTTGGAGAACAAGAATGAAAGCTACCATCACCTTTGACTTGAATGATCCCGAAGATAGAGCAAAGCACAAGCTCATCACTCATATAGATGAAATCACTTTTGTATTGTGGGAAATAGATGAGTACATGCGGAGGGCAGTGAAGTATGACGAAACTAAAAGTGAGGAGTACAAGCAAGCCTATTGTGATCTAAGAGAATACCTCAGAGAACTACTCACAGAGAAAGGACTATCAATAGAACTAATAAATTAAATATGCCACTACCTAAAAAAAAACAAAATGAGTCTGATGAGCAATTCATTGGCAGATGCATGAATGATGAAGTCATGAACTCCGAGTTCACTGACTACCAGCAGAGGTATGCAGTGTGCAAAGCTCAGCTCATCATGAGCAAAGAAAAGTGATGGAACTACTAGACAAGCAGAAAGAAGCACTGGTCTATCTACGCAATAACCATCCTGCCAACATGATCTTGTATGGAGGTGCAGCAGGAGGAGGCAAGACAAGACTGGGCTGTATTTGGCAGATACAGAGGAGACTCAAGTATGCAGGCACTAAGTCTCTCATTGGGAGGTCTAAGCTAGATACCCTAAAAAAGACTACCATAGCGTCATTCTTTGAGACTACTAGACTGATGGGACTACAGCCCCACACTCACTACAATTACAACCAACAGAGCAATACTATCACATTCTACAATGATAGTCAGATAGTGCTTGCAGACTTAGCTTACAAGCCCTCAGATCCCCACTATCAAGACTTGGGAGGACTGGAGCTGACTGATGCATTCATAGATGAGGCAGCAGAGGTACATGAGAGAGCTATCACTACTGTGCTAAGTAGGATAAGATATAAGCTCAATGAGTACAACCTGGTACCTAAGCTGCTCATGACATGCAACCCCTCTAAGGGATACCTATACAATGAGTTCTACCATCCCCATCGCGAGGGCAGATTGAGTCCTGATAAAGCTTTCATCCAGTCTCTCAGTGCAGATAATTACATGCTACCCTCATCATACATGGGCATCCTTAACACATTGCCGGAAGTGGATAGGAAAAGACTATTATTGGGAGACTGGGACTTTGATAGCAGTGATGATAGACTGTACTCTTATTCTGAGCTGCTCAGATGTTTCAGAGATAAGTCAGACAGTCTCACTGATTGCTACATCACAGCTGATATTGCGCGTTTGGGTAAGGATAGGACTGTCATTTGTGTATGGAACGGATTGCACCTGGAGAGGATGGATCTACATCTTCACAAGAGAGTCAATGAGATAGTGGACATCATCAAGAGACTGATGGAGGAGTATCAGGTAAAGCTCTCCAATGTTATCTGTGACGAGGATGGTATCGGGGGAGGTGCGGTAGATTATCTCCGTTGCCCAGGATTTGTCAATGGATCAAAAGCTTTCAGACCTAACTACAAGAATTTAAAAGCTGACTGCTACTTCAAGCTAGGTGATATGATAGACAAGAATGAGATCACATTCAACAGCAAGTATAAAGATCAAATCACAAAGGAGCTAGAGCTAGTAAGGAGAGCCAATGTAGGCAGTGATGGTAAGCTGATGGTAACTGATAAGGAAACTATTGCAGCCAAAGCTGGAGGACTCTCCCCTGACATTGCAGATAGTATCATGATGCGTGCCTACTTTGAAGTCAATAAGAGAGACGGTAGGTACTTTGTTGGAGGAGTAGCTGTCTAATTCTTTTTAGCTATTGCTGATATTCTGATTGACTGCTTTTCTTGATGTGCTGCCATGACAGCCATGATACCTCTCAGTTCCTCATAAAAAAATTGAGCAATGAACTCACCATTCTCATTCAAGATTTGCACTTTTTCCTCATCAATATAGACCGTTGCACTCAGTAGCTCCTCATCGTTATCATCATCAGGATTGATGAAGATACATGGCTTGTATAGGCCCATCTTTATGTAGGTATTATTCATAAGATCAGAGCTAAAATGATCACCAATATACCACCCTCTACCAGTGCAGCAGTTCTCCATCCTCTTATACGTTTCTCTTTTTTACTGATAATGTCCTTTTTTTGCGATATATCACCCTCTAATTGTGCAATATATTGCACATTGTGACTAATTATCTCATTTAGTGAGTGATTTATCATACTAAGATTGTCATTATCTGCCTGCAGATATTCCATCCTAGTGACTCCCATCACTACCAGTCTCCTCTCAATCCTTAAAGTATCCAGCTTTCTCAAGCTCACTGAGTCTTTTGATAGCTTTTGTGTAGCTGCTATCAATGGCAATGCTATCATACAGATAGATAGTATCAATCTTCTCATGGTATATCTCTTTGATTTTTACTCTTGTCTTGACAAGTGTGTCAATTCTTTGCTCTATTACTTTTTGTATTGAGTCATGTCTCACTGTCACTACTTCCACTTTCTTTCTGCCACAGCTCTGAATGATTGCAGCTATCAATAATAGTACTGCAATGCTTATCATGATCACTGCATCAATATACTTTGCCTTCATATATTTTCTTATTCTCTACATGGAAATTTTTTCCGTCTCTGTGCAAGATAGCAAAGCCATGATTCCACTGATTAGCTGGTCTGTATCTAGGTGATAAGTCACAGAGACAACCAACAGACCATGTGGTGATGATCTTACCATTGATGTCCTTCTCATTGTGTTCAGATGTCTGATGCCAGTGTCCACAGATTGCATGACTCTTAGCTCTTAGGTAGAGACCCCTTGCAATGTTTACAGGACTGAATACATTCTGCCCAAATTCGTGACCATGTACTACATTCAAGCTGTTGAACTTAGCAAATGTCCTACCATCAATCCACTCTACTCCATACTGATCTAGCCACATAAGAGACTGCAAGTTGAATGCATCTATCTCTACCAGTTCCGGTGCATGTGATGATAAGTATCTCCAGTACCTCTCCTCATGATTGCCCTCTTTGTAGTATACTTTTTTGAATAGTGGGGATACCATCTTCAGGAATGACCTCACTGTCTCAAGCTCTTGAGAGAATGACCTAGATTCGGGATCCTTCTCCCATCTTGATAGCGTGTGGCAGTCTAGTATATCTCCATTGAGATACAATGTATCACAGCCTTTCTCTAGTCCATAGGTCAGAGCAATGCTCAAAGCTTCCTCATCATGGTAGGGGAAGTGAATATCTTTGAGCAAAAGTATCTTTTCACCCTTGATATTGACTGGCATCCTCTTGACAATGGCTGATTTAGGCAGTGTGAAGTAGGGTGATTTAGCTACATACAGACTCTTGTCTGTTGTTTCTAGATGATTTCTAGAGCCTTTCTGTCCCCTAATTATTCTTATCAAATCTCTAGCTGACTCTGTATTCTTGTAAAGCTTTCCATGCTCTTTCTTTAGGAGCTTAGCTAGTGTCATGTGAGGCATGTCTTGATGATTTCTGCAGTATTCCTCTGCTGTCAATCTAGCTAAAGTCTTAGGTCTACTCATTTATTAGTGTATAGGTGAATACTCCCTTCCCACTGTCCTTGCATTTCTTTAGTAAAAAATTGAAATCTGATGGGTCAGCTATCACCTGGCACCCTGCACTCCACTTGTCCACTAGCTTGCTCATCAAATTAGCATTGGCTCTGTGTATATTGATACCAAACATGCCCCTATCTATCACTCCCCCTACATCTGCTTTCTCATCTCTGTTGGCATCTCTGAACACATTGACTGGCATGATCTGTACAAGCGCCTCATATTTGCCCTGATGCAGTCCTATCCTCCAGCTATTTTTGTACTGCCCCTCTTGGAGGACAGCGGTACCTTTAGGATTGAGTAGATTTTTTAGCCAGTGCTTACCTGGTCTAGTAGTGGCATGAAATGAATAGGCCTTGTCTCCATCAATCAAGAAGATATTGTCACAAAAAGTATTGGGTACATAGTCTTTCGTTCTGATACCTACTAGGTGAAACCTCTCCCACTGATATCCCTTGATGGCGAACTTTTCCTGCATCCAGGATAGGTTACTTATTGTCAGCATTCAGCTTTTGTATTTTCTTATGATAATAGATGATGGTCATAACTCCCACGACAATAGCGACCAGACCAGCAATGATCTTGACAATGATCTCCACTTCCTCTAGGTTAGCTACTGATGCCATGCTTATTGATGTGACTGCACCTATTGTACCCGGTGTGTCATTATTTGTTACCATTATTCTCTCTTTTTTTTAAGTCATTCATCATCTTGTTGTAGAAAGATTTCATTTTCATTTCATACTCTTTCCTCTTGTCTACTTGACTGGTAGGAAGTCTTTTATTGACCATCGTAGTGTAGATTGTTTTAGACCTTGTGAGTACATCAATCCAGTCTGTGTATACAGTTGGGTATAAGGTGACTGATCGGGTGATGTATTGCTGCTATATTCAGGGAATAAAGATACATTCTGTCTGATGTAGTCTAGCATTCTCTGTGTGTAATATCTCGCGTTATCTTTTGCTGCATCCATAAGCTTGTGCAGTTCACTCTCACTGATGCTTGTAGCATTCTCACTGTCTCTGCTGACTATATTTCCATTGTCATGCTTGTACACTAGCAAGGGATAGAGCTCAATCATGGTCCACCACACTAGCATCTTTCTCACATATTGGTCTATGAGTGTCTCATAGTCTCCTGCAAGGGTGCCAGCTTGTGCATCTGCTTTCAGCTTATTGGTCAAATCAGTACCTAGATAGTTCACTAGATACTTGTCTTGTGCAAGATATATGCATGGTCTGATGATGGCAGTGTCTACACTGTCATTGATTGCTGTATATTTCTTGATGAATGTCTCATCAATTAAAAGTATTTCCGGTAGTACTGCCATTTTATTATCCGTATTTAAGTGATCCTCTGCCTGGTCTGTTAATTGGTGCAATTCCCTCAATGCCTTTCGGCTTTACATAAGGTACATTTCCCACTCTCTTATCATTGTCAAGTCCCTTGTTAGGTAGGAACTTTCCTTTCTCTTGTTTTCTAAAGTATATCTGACGCCTCCAGTGATGATGACAGTAGGCTCCCCCGACCCAACGGAAGATATCGTATTCACTCTGCCCTGCAGGAGCGAACTCACCATTCACTCCATCATCACTCATCTGTTGAATGTCCTCATATTTGAACACTGCCCCAGCTTTTGACATTGCTACCATCTCAATACAGAAGTCTCTGCTATTAGCTGATAGATTTTGACTGTATGCATATCTCAGTTTGTATAGTCCAGCATCACCCCACTGACTTCTCTCTGACTCATCACCCTTAGCATAGCTATCAAGTGACTGACACTGTAGTACAAAGTCCTCCTCTGCTAGTGCATCAGTGACTTTCTCATCACTAAGTAGCTCCCATTCATCATTGATGTACTCAGCTTTTGCTTTTAGTTGCTCAATGAATGCTGCACCTTGCTCATCTGAAAAGTCATTCCATCCACCTGCACATGATTGTGAATTTGCTCTCTCTAGTATTCTAGCTGCCCAGTCTTTACCTGGATCTCCACCCCATAACTGCCATGCTATTCTGCCTGCTGTTGGAAATCCTTCCTCTCCCTGATTCCACCCTAGAGCTTCCTTGTCCACTTCATGTCTAGCAAAGTAACTATTCATTCTAGCCACAGTGTCTAGTGATAAGTTACGCATGTTGGAGATGTCTCTAGCTCTCGCTACTCCTACCTCAGTTCCTCCTCTCTTGTACTCCTCTCTCCACTTTAGACCTAGCTCAGCCTCTGCTGCCATTTCTTTAGTGGGTGCAAAAGAGTTCTCCTCCTCCTCCGCAGCTAGTACTTTTTTTTTTAAAGCACTGAGTACAGTTGCTGGATTGATAGGTGTAGTAGATAGGTTATCAAAGATGCTATTGATCTGCTCTTGGCTTAGCATTGGGAATGATGCAGTAGTGATAGCTTTTGCTGATGGAACTGTCAATACATTCGCTGTAGTCTGTACAATGATCTCAAGTAGAGATGCTATCTGCGCTCCATTGAGTGCTTGACTTGCTACATCTATTGGTGCAGCAGCAGTTGTATCAGATGGTAGAGCACCTTGCTCTTGTGCTATCTCAATGATGTCATTCTTTTCAATGGTCACTTGTGATGGTACTCCATTGAATGCTAGTATCTGCTCTACTGCATCTGTGATGATGCGTTGAAATGGCTCAATTACTTGTTTAGTGAATACATATAGAGCAGCCTTAATCTCATCAGTGTTAGAGCCCAACCCATTGCCATCTGTTCTCACTCCCATAAGGAGAGGTGATGTCACTCTGTGAGCCACAATGATTTGAGAGGTAGCCTCTTTAGAGAGGTACTCATATTGCTTGTCAGCATCAGTGACTGGAAATGGCTGTATCACTGGTGCCTCATCTTTACCCTTAGTGAATGTGATGAGGAACTTACCAGCGTTCTGAGTGCCGGATAGATTTCTCTCAATCTCTCTAGAGATCAATCTCTGAGCTTCGGGTGATGGCTCACCGTTGGGGAAGTTAATGTGAAAGGATGGAAAGAAACCATTCAGTATATTGTTCACATGGTACTCACTGATATGTCTAGTCAGTTCAATCCAATCTTTACTACTGATATAATCGGGACGAGGATAGTACAATGATCCCACACTATGCAGATGGAAGAAAAGCACTTGTCTTGGTGATTGATCTTCGGGATTGAAAAGAGGTACATATTCGGGCTTGTTCTTTTGCTTTCTGATGTCTTGCCAGTCTCTGCTATACCATACTCCACATACATGATCTTCCTCATCTGATATAGCTAGTCTCACATTCTCGAAAGGCAAGTGATTTACTTGCACAATGCGAGTGTGATCCATGCTGTAGATGAGTTCCCAATAGACTCCACCTTGTAGCTTTAGGTCTAGTGCAGATGAGCCTAATATATTATCTAGCTCAAGCTTTGCCATGTTCACCTGGCTTGCTGGATTCTCACTCTTGAAACCTTTACCAGCTATCATGAATGATATACTATTGACTAAGCTGCCATGTACCGGAGAACTCTGATAAAGGTCTATCAAATACTGCGGCATTGCATTTCCCTCTCCCCATTCAACCCATCCCTTCGTAGTCTCTTTCTCTACTTCCTCTACTTTGATGTACTTAGCTAAAGCTATATTTGTCAATTTATCATCCATTGTATATGTAGTCTGATGGTGTAGTAAATGATGGAGTCTGATAGTAGGTCACTCCCGTTGTAGCTTCCATGAAACCTTCCTCTACCAGTCCCAAAGATAATGATGGGTCTAAATTACTCCCACTGTTTTGTGCATAAATATTGTAACAATATCTGCCTGGATCTACAAGCAAGATACCCCCATTCAAGGGGTCATTGACATTGGTGTCAAATTGCAAGTGAGTAACTCTGTTGTTCTCACTTAGTACTGTTGGAATGAAAAAATACTCCTTACCAGTGTTCTCATGTACGAGCTTCACTAGGTAGTGAGTATAAGTAGCAGCCAAGATCA